TGCTCTTCGACTGCCTTGGCCCGATCCAAAACAGTATAGTCGCATAAACTCTGGAGAAACTCTCCTGTAACCGGAAGGATGGGGGCCGTAGGAATGGCTAGGCGCTGAACATCGTAGCTCCCGGGAGGACCTGAAGGAATCCACTCGAACTCCGGGGACAACTCTTCGAAGAGGAGCAAGTAGTTTTCCTCGGCGGCGCAAGTTGGCCGTGGACACCGAATCCGTGTTCCGGGGGCTTCGCGCAGCTGCGCGAGAATAGGAACTGGATCGGACTGGAAGGAAAGTTCAATAGACATCTAAACATCTTAGGAGGAATCCGTTTAGAATGTCCTCTATTCCGGATAAGCCAAAGGAGGAACGGGTAAAAGAGACGATTCGCCTTTTAAAGGGCCTAAAGGCCAATGGCCTCGGGGAGGCCAATAGCGGCTACCGGGAAATCAGGGATGTGATGACCAAGTGGGTAGAGGATGGCGAGGCAGTCGAGGCCCGGATAGACCTTTTTCGACAGAACCGTATTGCGCATGTTTCTTTACCGAAGAGTTCCGACAAGCCCGCAACGATTGCGCTGAAAGTTGTTCAGGAGAATGATTTGGATTAGGCCGCTGGCGCTTATGGCCGCTGGCGCTTATGGCCGCTGGCGCTTATGGCCGCTGGCGCTTATAGCCGAGTCTCTTCTCCTTCTTCAGAATGGCCTCCACCCGTGCTGGCCTGAAAACAGAAGGTGGTCTATATGAATCCATTGCGCGTGGAAACAAGGACACCTTCTTCTTTGAAGATAATCCCGAGAAGGCAATCAATCCATTTGAGAATCGCTATGACCGGATTCCTCCGAATCTGGAAGAACTTCGCCGGATTCCTCCTCTTAACGGAGCCGAGTTTGGCCGTAGTTGTGAATTCGAATTCGATACGGCGGGGGATATCTTTCTACGCCCGACAGTTCTCATAGACCTCCCTTCGTGGTATCCACCCTCTGCGGCCGCCCAGAACCCTTCCTCGCGCTTCACGGAACAAACAAGCGGAAATGCCTACGGCTACACAAATGGAATCGGATACTTCATGTTCCGGAAGATTCAGATTTTCCAAGATAAACTTCTGCTTCAGGAACTTACCGGCGACTCTCTGTTTGCGCTAAGGGCTGCGCGGGGCTCGCTGAACTCCGCCTATATGGAAAACACGCTGGCCGGGTTTCACAATGGCACCCTATCTTCTATTGCGGCGAATGCAACTCCGGCGCGGATTCGTCTGGAACTTCCCTTTATCGGAGGACGAAACGGCTTCCCGAGCATTGCAATGCGCAAGCAGACGTTCAAACTGCGACTGGAGATACGGCCGCTGGAGGAGCTGATTGAGTCCTCCGACCCGGCGGCCACGACGGCCCCGAAGCCGTGGGGCGCAACCTTTACGGATGGAACAAGCACCTTCGTCGCCCTGAATCGCACTCAGATGGCATCCCCTGTCCTTCAACTTGAAACTCGTCACAGTTATGTCGACGGTGAGACACAGCTCGCGCTCCGCTCTACTACACTGGAAATCCCGTATGCGCGTCCCTATGAAAACAGCTTTGTGATTAGTCCTGCTGAGTACGCACCTGTCGTGAAAGGGGTTGCAGCCTATATTACCCGTCGTGTAGATGCGCAGCATCCGGCTTCTCGCCTTATCTGGTATTCGCGTACACAGAATGATTTACGGGCAAATCGGCGTTGGAAATTCGAGGCAGATGTGTCAGGGGGCGAATATTATGTTTCACAGTCGCTGATTATTGCGTCAAGGGACCGAGAGACTTCGTTCACTCCGTATACTTGGAACTTTCTCACGCATCATGCAAAAGAGGATCGGGATCCTGGATATGGTATTGGAGAAATGTCGTGGGACCTTGGAGATATTCGGGGGCGCAGGGCGCCGTGGGATAGGCAGCCTGAAGGGACGATTAACTTCACTACAGCTGACCGGCCCACTCTCTATACATCGTTGAGCGCCGCACCGAATGATACGATTCTGGGGGCGCCGAGTACCGAAATGACTGCGCTTGTAGATACTTGGGGGCTGTATTCTATTGAGGCGGACCGTGGCGTGCTCAAATATGGCAACTAACATAAAGCCGATACTCTTAAAAGAGTATGAGTGGCAGCGGCACCACCTTTACAGATGCACAGTACCAGGCGGCGGCCGCCCAGTATATAGCATCCGGCACTTACCCGCCCTCATGGGGAAGTATGATTCAGGGGTTGAACACCTCGGGTTCTTCTGCACCGCCTACAACTGCAGATGTTCGCTTTCAACAGGCGGCTACGGCGGCTCAGACTGCGCAACAGAACTATCTTGCTGGAATACGCCAGTCCGGGCCAGTAAGTGGATCCACGAACTGGATTGTTGACGCAAACTCAAACGGGCAGGTATTCTATAGGGATGCTGTTTCTGGCCAAGTGATTCCTGTGCCGAACTGGTTGCGCGCGGGATCCATATATACGAACTCTATGACTGGTCAACAAACTGCTACCCCACCGCCTTTACCGTCGAGCGGTTCAGCATTACCCATTCCACAAACTAGCACGCCGTCACTGAATGATGTCAGCAACTATCTTACCGGATTACTGAGCAGATCAGGGCCTGTTGCTCAACTTACCTATGCGCAACTTGCGGCCCAAGCGGCCGCATCTGCTAATACAAAGTGGCTTTCACGCATTCGCCCCTATCTTTCGGCGGGGAGTACGGACCAAATGTTACCTGGTTCTGGATCTGGAAGCTATACCTATGGATCCGCCCCTGAACCACCCGCCCGCACATATCCGCGCACATCCGGATCCCAGTATACGGGATCCGGCGAAACGACGGATTGGATGTTTAAAGGCCAGGGATCCGGTGTAAATACTCCTATCACCACGGATGAGGCAAAAGGCATTCAAAAATCGACGGATATTGATGCTATTACATATTCTGCATCAATCAACGACGAGCCGCGCGCAAATGGCCCGATTACAACCCTGCTTGACCTTGTGAATCGAGACCAGCAAGAAAATGACCTTTTTCCTCTTCGCACAGAAGTCACGTGGTTTGCGCGTGACACGGAGAGAAGAACACTCTCTTTCACACCGATTATCCAAGAAATCGCCCTACGTGGTCCTGGGGCCTTTGGCCAGCGTTTCACCTTTGATCTCGGGTCTATTGTTGTGGGGGACCTCCTTCTTGGAACTGCTCTTCAAATAGAGCTTGACCATTGGCTCGACGCACAGACAGTGAATATGTATCAGGCAGGAAAGCTCGCCTACCCGCAGCAAAGCCGGCCCACGGCCTGGGAATACGCAAACAGCCTTGGAACCTCTATTATTCAACAGGCGGAGCTTGAAATCGACGGCAAGACGATTGAAACGATTGATGGCGATTTCATTCATGTGTTTGCGTGCCTGTTTCCGGACTATAATACGCAGGTGGGACTCGCCTACGACCATCTTGGCCAGGTCTCCATTCGGCGTCTCACCGACCCGCTGCGGCGCCCCTCGATATACCCTATAGAGAATGGAAATCTGAACTGTATTCTCCCCTTCTTTTTCATGCGGACTCGTCTGAAGGAGGCCCTGCCAATGATTGCGATTCGAGAGGGCCATGTGAAGATTAATATTACACTGAGACCCTTTAGTGAATGTGTGCGGCAAATGCGTGGCTATAGGGATACCTGTACCTCGGTGCCCCCACCCACCTCTATAGAACTACTTCCTTCTGGATCGAAATGGACATATGTTGATATCTTAAAATCTGGATCGTGGGATGTCCCTCCTCAATACAGTTTTACGATTGTCTTGGGCGGGGAAACATACGAATGGAACTTTAGTATAGAACTGCGGCGAGGAAACTGGGTGAGCCCCCTGCCTATTTTGAACTTTAGTGTAGCGAGTTCTTATTCGTGGACAGCAATTGGCTCATCTTGGGCTCCTTCCCCGCCTCCCTTCAATATTGCTTATCCAAGGGGGACTGATTGGTATTATTGGGATAATGCGCCACAGGCATGGCGGGGCGGAGGACTCTTCAAAGGCGCGCCACAGTTTAATTTGACCTATGGTAGTGCGGCGTGGGAATCAAAGGTCGGTGATTGGAGTGTCGCCGCACCCCCGTTTAAGGCTGTTCAACTTCTTGTCTATGGTGCCATTGTAGACGGGGCTTTTCGTAGAAAGATGTTGCGCGACCCGTTCGAGATTCTTCACCGGCAGGTTCAGACATTCTCTTTCGACGAGCCTATGAAGTACGCTGTAGGAAAGCGCGCAGATGCTGATACGATTCGCATCCAACTTCCTCTAGAGGCGAATCATCCGATTGAAGAGATTCTCTGGTTTGTTCGACGGAAGGGGGCTTCCATTAACAATGAGTGGACAAACTACAGTAGTCTTGTGGAGAGGGAGTGGAATACAAGAGCTCCCACACCCCTCCTACAGAATGCTATCCTACAGGTGAATGGGACTGTGATATGTGATGCTGAGGAGCAGTTTTACAGGGAACATGCGGCCTATGCGCACCGGGGCGGCTTTGCGGCCTTTTCACGCTTCATCTATGGATATTCGTTTGCGAAGACGCCGGGTGAACATCAACCGAGTGGATCTCTAAATGCTAGTCGTGTGAACTCTCTGCGTCTTGTGTTGGATGTGAAGCCGCCTGGAGGGGACCTGTGGGAAGTGAAAGTCTTCTGTATTGGGATGAACTGGCTGCGCTTCGAGAACGGGCTGGCGAATCCGATGTTTGAGGATTAAAAATTGAGGCGGGGTGGCCCTCGTAAAACACGCACTACAAACATGTCTGATACCCCTGTTGACCAAGTTCCTAAGTCGCGCATGGGTGACCGTACCCCGAGTGCGAGCGTGAGCTTGGTTGACTATGAGGATCTTTCGGGCGAGTTCCTTCAGAAGTCGTCTGAGAGTCCTACTGCGACTGAGCCTACTGCGACTGAGCCTACTGCGACTGAGCCTACTGCGACTCAACCACCTACAGAGAAGGATGTTGAGACGGAGTCCGAGTCCGAGGAGGAGAAGCTTGATGACTTTGACGCAAGCGCTGGGGTCGTTGAAATGGGCTCTATCCTTGTCTTAGGCGGCATGCTCCTGGCCAGCTTCGTCTACTTTCTGAATCAGCCAGTCATTATTGAGCATCCCCATACAGTGCGCGGCTACTTTTAATCTCTCTTCTTGCGTGTAGCCCCCTTCTTTTTAGCGAAAATCTTATCAAAATGATTTGTCGAGTAGCCGTATTGGAAGAGCATACTGGATCCAGGAATCTTCACCTTTGTATGGAGTTCAGGGTCAGTGATTCCCATCCAGGCTCTCGGGTAAAAATAGCGCATGGGAAATACATGGACGTCGGGGAACTTCTTTTTCAGGGCCAAGTACATCTTTGTAACATAGAGGGGTCCAACCGCCTTCCACGCCTCCTTTCCGGACACCTTCTTTGAATTCTCTACGATTCCCTCGAGAAGAGCTTTCAGGAATGGATGCCCTGCCTCTGCGCCAATCGTGCCATTGGCAACAAGGCGTCGTATCTTTCCCATACCCATCTTTCGTGTGCGAGCAGCGTCCAGATTCTCCCATGCGAAAAACATTCCCTTTGTATTCTTTTTCAGGAAACGGTCAAACTTTCCTGGCTTCATAACCACAGTGTCAGCGTCAATATAGACGCCACCGAACTTGTAGAGAATGAGGAGGCGGAGAATATCTGCGCGGCCGGCCAGTTCACCCCCAAAGGACTTGTATAAGGCCTTCAGCCCAGAAATCTCGTCCATATTGATATCCTTCACAGAATCATCGGTCCAGAGTTTATATTTATAATCATATTTTTTCGCAAACTCTTTTACAGTATCTATCCATTCTGTTGGGAGAGGATTATCTCCTATCCATATTTGATGTATGGTCTCCATCCTACCGTGTTGTGCTAAAAATAAGTACTCCCCCGAGGGGGTACTTATTTTAGCCTACAACACCACTGTAGGCAAGTAGCCACAAAGTTAAGTACCCTCTCGGGTGCTTAACTTTGGTACTTGGCGGTATAAGGTCATGCGAAAACAAGCGATATTTACACCTAAGGTTTCCCTCTAACCCCTAAAAAGAGATGGTAGCTGCACTCTTGCGAGTGGTCTACGGAGGCTTACAAGATTCCAAATTTATTTGTCAAAAGGGTCGGCCAAATATTAGCTTCTTTGTCAAGGCCTTTGTGCGCGCAGGGCGCTTCACAACGCAATGGGTGCGCCTAGATTTTGACACGCGCCCCACGCTCGGGACAACTGCGACTATCACTCTTCCGAACAAGGGTCAACTCCTTTCCCGCCTGTATCTCGTTACGAACATGCCGGATATTTCTGCGCCGCAGCAGACGGCTATGGCATGGTGTACAGCGAATGGTAAGACTTTTGCCGGGCCTACCTTTGGTTGGACAAACTCTGTAGGGCACGCCCTTTTACAGCAGGCGACTCTGGAAATCGGAGGCACGCGTGTAGAACAAATCGACGGACAACTTCTGGAGACCCTAGATGAATTCTACACGCCACTGGAAAAGGTGTCGCTGATGGATAAACTTCTCCCGAGAGATTCTAGCAACTTTCATCCGGGCCTGTTCGGCCGAGACACAGTTATCCAGGCCACGACGCCACTTCCTTTTTGGTTTAGCTGCGGTGATGCGGGCACCTTCCTTCCTATCGATGCGCTTCAGTCCGACCCGGTGAAGCTTCGCCTCAGCTTCGCAGCTCTCAATACTCTCTTTGTCAGCACGGCCCAGCAGTCTACGGCAATGTTAAAGACTACACCTGCCGGTGGCGAGGCCTATTTTCCTCTCGCAAGTTCACCCTTTTACTATGTGGACCAGACGGGCAGCGACATCTCCGGGCTTGCCGGAAATCCGGGGCAAACCACCCGGGTGTCGGTCGTGCCCGGCATCACAATGCCGACGGCGCAGCTGCTCCAGAATCTGGGGGATACTTATCTGATGGCCGAGTATGTTTACCTCGACCGCGCGGAGGCGAACAGATTTCGTCTGGCGGACATTCAGGTGCCGATACTACAGCATTACGCCTTTGACCCGGTCGATACAGTTGGTGGGCTAACGGCGAACTGTTATTTGAGGGTACCGAATCCGACGCGGAACCTCTTTTTCTATGCGCAGCGTTATGAGGCGCCGATGTTTAATGCGCCGCATTTGGCGACGCGGGATTTATCGGGGGATGATGCGCCTATTGCGCCCTGGTGGCCGAATGCGTCGCAGATTGGGACGCGCGTCTACTCGGAATTCACGCCTGGATATGTGTATAGAGATTCGGAACCCATTTCGGAGGTTCAGCTCGTCTATGAAGGGTCTTTGTATCGGTATGTGACAGGGTCGCCGTCTATTTTCCGGAGCCTGATACCTGGCTTAGAAATGCGAAAGACCCCGTGGCTTCATCGCTACATGTACAATCTGCCGTTTGCGTTTCAATCGGGGCTGCTGGCGCCGAGTCAGCATTGCGGGGAGGCGAATCTCGATAAAATCGTAAATATTAATCTGCGGCTGGGTCTCAAACCCTTTCCAGGGACCAATACGGTGCCGCGCTATCTTATTCATGTCTGGGCGGAGACCTACAATATTTTCAGAGTGTATGGTGCGCGTGGCGGTATGATGTTTGCGTATTAAAATATGTAGTTAAATAAAATGGACGGCGAACCAGAGAACATGTGCCGCATTTGTATGATTGAACTAAATGATGAAGAGCCTTACTCGGTACTATGTAAGGGAGATGGATGGAAACACATATATCACGACAAATGTATAAATGCATGGTTTGAAACGGCAATATCTAAGAAGGGAGGCATCTTTAGATGTCCAACCTGCAGTCGCGATATACAGGATTTAGTAAATATTGAGCAAGTTCAAGCACTACCTCTTATTGCATGGCCGAA